AAAGAGGAATGAAGAAAGATCAATTCCCTGAATGCTACGTAGAGGCGAATGATAATCATTGGATATGCTACGTCATCGAATATGACGAACAAGAACTTATGGACATCGATGAACGATACTTAGGAGATATAGTTGAAGTTGTTAAGACATGTCGCATATGCGGACAACGTGATATCTATTATCCGCTTTAGATAATTGAATACCCACCGACACCAGACGCGTACGCGGATTCATCATACCTTTGAATCTCTGGTGAAGATGCAGCTATTCCCATCGACCCGGTTGTGTAAACTACTGCTGCAACTGAAGCAACTGATAACTTCACTGGAGTTGGTTGATTCTTGAAGTTAATCTTTGGCATAACTCCTTGCAGCCACTCTTGACCCTCAAGTTGCTTTTGTGAATGTCCTGAAGGACTAAGCAGTGAAGGTGAATCTGTTTCCATTTGAATTCCTGGAACGGTGATGATGTCGATGAACTTTTCCACGTCCACAGGGAACGTCTCCAGGTCATCGGCAACGATGGCTTCAGCAACTGGCCGTATCAATGCCACCTTATCATCGAACGAGGGAAACATGTTAGGCAGCATGGCTGGCATGTTCTCACACCTGGTTAGCTAATTCATAACTTCTCTTCAGACGTTGCATGTAAACAAGGTCTGCTTCTTCACCCATCACGCCACCAATAAGGTGACGAGCTGCAGGAACTGACACAAGCGAATTGTCTCCTAAGTCGTCAGTGATTGTCGTAACGATTCTGTAAGAATATAATTTATCTGCCGCCGTTGGTTCTCCTGAATCAAACCTTTGAGAACGTTCGAGTTGTTGGTAGTTAGGATAAGGTATCATTGCATTAGGAGTAAAGAACCTGTAAGTGCCAAAGAGAAGTGTCTCAAACTCACGGTTACTCCCTAACATACCAGGTCCGACGTTAAGAGAACCTTGAGCATTAGCAACAAGGCCAACAGTCAAAGGTACCGACGTTATGATATCTAAAACTTGAACTCCAGAATATGTAGCTGCAGGGCCAGCAAGAAAAGTGAATACGCCAGGGTCTTGTAGTCCGACACTCATAGGAAAGAACGTGAGCGACTCCATAGCATAACCACTCAAATCTATTTGAGTCTCATGAAACAAAGTTGTGCCTGTGGCAATCTGCCACCCATTGAGGTTAGTCCAATTAGCCCCATCGTAATTAGCTTGTAGAGCTGGGTGCATGGCGGTAAGTCTTCGTGGTTGTTCATCGGCCATGGTATCACTTCTTTCTACTTAGTCTATGAGCTTCTTTCTGGGCTCGCTTGAAACCGTTCTTTGCCCAGGCTCCAGATTTGAGTTTGTATTTTGAGGCGATTCGCTTGAAGTTTCGACCATACCGCTTACTGTAATCTGAAGCCTTGCGTTTCGCTTTCTTTTCAATCGGGGCAAGAAGTTGCCCAGCCGGCTTAGCAATATCAGTAGAGACCCCAGCACTTTCAAGCAACTCCTGTAAGAGTTTGCACGTTTCACAAGCCACTTAATCACCTCAGTTATCTGAGGCGGTGCTTTGAATTGCGATGGCCATCCAGTCTTTTGTTCCAAGTTTAACAACACGGCATCGAATTCGAGCAGTGATGAAAACATCGCTACCGCCAGAAGCTGCATTGTCAACACCGCCTACCAGGTAAAGTGAATCATTGACTACCATGAACGACTCACTAAGTGAAGCGTTGCCGTGGTTGTCAGGATAGATATCAGAGGATAGAGTTCCGACGTTGTTAATCTTATCGATGTTCAAACAACCCGATGCAACAAGGGATTGATTGTCAGCTCGAACAAAACCGGCCCCAGGGTTCAAGTCTGTAACTTGAGCGCCGAGTGAACCATTAGCTGCAACCATTCCAGCGATAGCAGACTTGAAGGTACTACCATCTTGAAAGATGAAGTCCACCTGGTCAATGGCAATAGCTTGCCCTGTTGCTACGTTAACGTAAGCTCCAAGGTCAATAGTGCCCTGCACTCGAGTAGCTGAAGCACTTGCAGCAGGGAGGGTTATAGTTTCAGTCAGGTAAAAGGAGCCAGTTTTTGCGGTCGCCATACATCCTTGTGAGCCACGACGGTGTATAAAGTAAACCGAACATGTTCGTATAGTAAGAGAACTGCAGCCCATCTCCGCGAGCGAAGCGAGTTTCCGGTGACAAACCACCCGTCCCCGACCTCCACCCCTAGCAATATAGCCCCCCCTATATTATTCTGCTCTACCCCTTTTTTGTCACACATACTAAATAACATTATTATTTACCTTAAATCATGGCGAATCAATACTCCATAACCGTAAGCAACAGGGCTGATGCTGTCCTAAAACTCTTGAAAGAGAATAATTACAAGACCTCCCAGTGCATATCCGCGCTCATTGAGACGTTAGGATATGAGGCGACGGTTCGCCTGGTAACTTATCAACGTCGAATCACACAGCTTGAGGAGGAAGATTCAGATGTGTAAGAGAGTTTTCTTGATTCAATGCTTGAAACGTTCTAAAGAGCGCGTACATCCAATTATTTACTGGGGACCGAATTATCAGAACTACGTTGATACCATCGATGCTGCAGGTAAGTATCCTGCTGAAGCTCTGGGTGGCGCTGCAGGTACACGTGGGGATTGGATTGCCCACCCTCACTGGATTGAATGCGAAGAACGTGCAGCCGGAGGTTGGTGCTGATGAGTGGAAGTCATCACGAGAACATATGGATTGCAGGTCGAATCGTTGGATATGTTCGAATTCGAAACTCTGGTGAAATACTTTCAGTTTATTTTAAATCACCATACAATAAACTCTTCTTACCAGAGGTGAAAGAGGAATGAAGAAAGATCAATTCCCTGAATGCTACGTAGAGGCGAATGATAATCATTGGATATGCTACGTCATCGAATATGACGAACAAGAACTTATGGACATCGATGAACGATA